CGAGCTGCAGGACGCGGCGAGTGTGAGCATCCGGGGATCCTTCTCGACGATCAGCGAGTACCGGATCGCCGGGAAGACCTACACCCCGGACAAGATCTGGCACGAGCGCCAGTACGTCGTGCCGGGTCTGCCGGTCGGCTTGTCCCCGATCGCGCACGCGGCGTACTCGGTGGGGACTCACATCACGGCCCAGCAGTTCGCGCTGAACTGGTTCACGAACAGCGGTGCACCCTCCGGCGTGCTTCGCAACACCAGCGAGCGGACCATCAAGGCCACCGTCGCCCAGGTGATGAAGGAGCGCTTCAAGCTCGCCGTCGAGGGCCGCGACGTGTTCGTCACTGGCTCGGAGTGGGAGTACGTGCCGGCGGCGGCGGATGCTGCGGCCACCGCGTTCCTCGAGCAACAGAAGGCGAGCATCCCGGACATCGCCCGCTTCCTGGGCGTGCCGGCGGACATGATCGACGCCGAGGTCTCGACCGGTTCGATCACCTACGCCAACGTCACCCAGCGCAACCTGCAGCTGCTCATCCTCAACCTGGGGCCGGCGATCTACCGCCGCGAGCAGGCGATCAGTTCTCGGATGCTGCCCGCGCCGCGGTTCGTCCGCTTCGACACCGAGGCCGCACTACTGCGCATGGACCCGGCCACACGAACCGAGGTGCTGGTAATGGAGTTCAGCGGCCGGATCAAGGCTCCGTCCGAGGCTCGAGCCGAGAAGAACCTGCCCCCGTTCACCGACGAGCAGCTCGCCGAGTTCGACCGGCTGTTCCCCACCCGCAGCGCCACACCGCCCAAGCCCGAGCAGGGAGCCCCCGCATGAACCTTCGCGACGTCGCGGCCAAGCGCCAGGCGGGTTACCCCGCACTGGCGTCGCGGCCCTCGGAGCGCCGCGCCGGGGAGGACTTCCCGCGCGGCTACGCCACCTCGGCCCGCTGCCGCGTCGAGGCCCGGAGCATCGAGCCGGAGGAGCGCAACGGCCTGACCGTCGTCCGCGTCACCGGCCACGCCTCGGTCACCGACACGCCCTACGAGATGTACGACATGTTCGGCCCCTACACCGAGCAGGTCGTCTCCGGTGCGTTCGGCAAGACCCTGGCCGCGAGCCCCACCGTGGAGTTCGCCCTCAACCATGGCCGCGGCGGTGGCGCGTCGATGGCGCGCACCACGAACGGCACGCTCGACCTGGCCGAGGACGAGACCGGCCTGCGTTACGAGGCGTTCGTGGACCCCCGCCGCGCCGACGTCATGGACATGCTCTACGCCCTCGAGCGCGGAGACCTCGTCGAGGCGTCGTTCAAGTTCCGCATCGTGCGCGGCTCCTGGTCCCCGGACTGGACCGAGTACCACATCGGGGAGACCGACCTCGACGGCGGCGACGTGTCCGCGTGCAACTTCGGCGCGAACCCCGCCGCCACCTCTGGCCTGCGCGAGAACGCGGCCCCCCTGACCGTGGCCCGGTCGCGGCTCGTCGTCGACGACGAGTTCACGCAGCCGCGCCGCTAGGCACGACCCCCCCGACCCGCAAGGGCTCCCCGCCGCCCCGGCCAGGAGCACCGCCAGTCGCAGGTGAGCACCACCCCCAGCACCACCCACCTTCGACAGGTGTGGCTCCGTCACGCCGGAAAGGGGTCACCGTGACCCTCAAGCAGCTCATCGCGAAGCGTGAGGCGGCCCGCGCCGCTCTCGTCGCCGAGCGCAACGCGGCCAGCGCCGCCCTGCGCGACGTCCTCTCCGCCGAGGAGCGGGACGACAACGCCATCACCGAGGCCCGCGCCACCGTCGGCCGCCTCGACTCCAGCATCGACGCCGCCGACGCGGACATCGCGTCGCTGCGCGCCGACCTCGCCGCCGATGAGGCCGCCGCCGAGCGCGCCTCCCAGGTCACCGAGACCGAGACCGCCCCGGCCGGCTCCGAGCGCGCCCCGGCGCGCGTCGGCGCCGAGGAGCGCACCTACCGCCCCGACCTCGACCCCCGCGGCGTCGGCTTCGCCTCCGACGTGGCCCGGGCCTTCATGGGCGACGTGCAGGCCAGTCAGCGCCTGATGCGCCACATGGACGAGGAGCGCGTCGAGCGCGGCGCGGACGCCTTCGACCGCATCGAGCGCGCCGTCGGCTCCGGCGCCTTCACCGGCCTGGTCGTGCCGTCGTACCTCACGGACTCCTTCGCCGGGCTCCCCCGCGCGGACCGCCCGCTCGCGGACGCCATGCGATCCCACGACCTCCCCGAGACCGGCATGACCGCCTACCTCGGGAAGCTCACCACGGGGACCTCCGCGGCCGAGCAGACCTCGGAGAACTCGGCAGTGTCCGAGACCGACGCCGACGACACCCTCGTCACCGTCCCGATCCTGACGTCGGCCGGTTCGCAGACGGTTTCCCGTCAGGCGTCCGAGCGGGGCGTCGGCGTCGAGGACACCGTCATCGAGGACCTGATGTCGGCGCAGCGGGCCAACCTCGACTCGCTGATCCTCAACCGGGCGAGCACCGGCCTCACCAACGTGGCCACCGCGATCGCCTACACCGACGCGTCGCCGACCGCGGCCGAGCTCTACCCGAAGCTGCTGGCCGGTCCGGCCGCCGTCGAGGCGGCGATGCTCAACGCGCACCCCGGCGACACGATCGCCGTGATGCACAGCCGTCGCTGGTACTGGCTCCAGTCCCAGCTCACGTCCACCTGGCCGCTGTTCGGGCAGCCCGGTGCGCTCGTGAACACGGCGGGCACCAACTACGCCGAGCGCTACGGCGCGGGCTTCCGCGGCGTCCTGCCGTCGGGCGTGCCCGTGATCGTGGACAACAACATCGCCACGAACCTCGGCGCGGGCACCAACGAGGACGAGATCTACTTCCTCTCCCAGGTGGAGTCGCACCTGTGGGAGGACCCCTCGGCCCCGACGCTGATCCGCGCGGAGCAGCCGGCGGCGAAGAACCTCGGCGTGAACCTCGTGGTCTACGCCTACTTCGCGTACTGCTTCACCCGCGTGACGCACGCGCAGAAGGTCAACGGCACCGGCCTCGTGTCGCCTGCGTTCTGACCTTCTAGCAACGGTTCCAGTATTCTAGTAGTCTGGAGCCATGACGATGGTGTGTCGCAAGTGCGAGCAAGTCAGGGACGAGTCGGACTTCTACCTGAAGAACGGCAAGCCTCAGTCCTGGTGCAAGACCTGCTACCGGGAGTGGCATCGCTCTCGCTACACACCGATGACCGGAGCGGACGACTCCCCACGCCCGTGCGTGTGGTGTGGGGAGTCGTACCGCCCCAAGACTCGGCGGCCGTCGAAGTTCTGCTCCGCCGAGTGCAAGGCCGCGGAGCGCCGGGCTTCCGGCCGCGAGCGCGCGGGCCACTTGATGCGCAAGTACGGCATATCCATCGACGACTACGAGGCCCTACTTGCGGCTCAAGGTGGGACGTGCGCCCTATGCGACGCGACGCCGGCGACCCAGTCGGCGAAGTACCGCACCTATCTGCACGTTGACCATTGCCATGCGACGGGCCGTGTGCGCGGGCTCCTGTGCGGCGAGCACAACCTTCTGATCGGCCGCTTCAACGACGACCCACAGCGGTTGCGCGCGGCGGCCGACTACATCGACCCACCCAAGTAGCGAGAGGAGTCGCCCGATGATCGGCGACCAGCGCACCGAGACCCCCGGCCGCACCGAGGAGGAGAAGCGCGAGGACTACCTCCGCGCCCTGCTCGTCGAGCGCCAGGGCTACGTCACCTTCGGCCGATCCGACCGCGTGGCAGACGTAGACAGGGAGCTCGAGCGTCTCGGCCACCGCGAGGCCGCGGTCGCCAGGTCGGCAGCGCAGCCCGCTGCGCCGCGTGGCCGGCGTTCGGCGAGCCGAGACACCGCGCAGGGCTGACCGTGGCGACCTACCCCGGCGGCATCCCGTCGCTGCCTCGCCCGTCGGGGTCCACGCAGATGGACGCGACGGGGTTCAAGGGCTCCGAGGTCATCGACGGCCAGGCGGACGAGATCGAGGCCATCGCCACGGAGCTCGGCGTCAACCCCTCCGGTGCCTCGGCCACGGTCGTGGCCCGCCTCGATGGCGTCGACACGGCGCTGTCCGGCAAGGCAGCCACCGTCCACTCGCACGCGACCTCCGACGTGACCGGCCTGGACACCGCCCTCGCGGGCAAGGCGTCGTCGTCGCACTCCCACGTCGCAGCGGACGTCACCGACCTGGGTGACGCGGCGACCCTCGACGTGGGTACGACGGCGGGCACGGTGGCCGCTGGCGACCACACGCACTCGGGTGTTTACGACCCGGCTGGTACGGCTGCGGCTCTGGTCGATGACCTGTCGGGCGTGACGGACGCGGCGGCGGCGCGGACGAACCTGGGCCTGGGGTCGGCGGCGCTGCTGTCGACCTCGGACGTGGACGAGCGCGCCCGCGACGCGCTCGGGTCGGCGCTGGTCGCTGGCACCGGCATGACGGTGACGCCGAACGACGGCGCGGACACGATCACGGTGGCGACCTCAGCGGTCCTGCCGACGCTGGTGGACGCGAAGGGTGACCTGCTCGTCGGTACGGCGGCGGACACTGTGGCGCGCCTCGGCGTCGGCACGGACGGCCAGGTGCTCACGGCGGATTCGGCTGCGGCGTCGGGTGTGAAGTGGGCAGCGGCTGCTGCTGGTGGCGCGCTGGACGTGCGCGACGAGGGCACGTCGCTGACGAGCGCGGCGACGCGGCTGGACTTCGTGGGTCCGGGTGTCGCTGCGACGGAGCCAGCGACTGACCAGATCCAGGTGCTCGTTCCCGGTCTGTACGCAGCCCCCGCAGCGTCCGGCGAGTACGCCCTGCCGAACATGTACGGTTCGTCGACCTCAGGGACGAAGGACACCGCGTACTTCATCCCGGTCTACGTCGCCAAGTCGTTCACGATGAGCAACGTCGCGATCCGGGTGAACACTGTTGGCGCCGCAGGGTCCGTTGTTCGCATCGGGGTCTACGACGTGGCCTACGCGGGGGCGCCCTACCCGGACGCACTGCTCTCCGACCTGGGCACGGTCGCAACCTCATCGGGCACGGGACTGAAGTACCGCTCAGGTTCGTACTCGTTCACGGCGCGGACCGACCCGTACTGGATCTGCATCGTGCCGCAGGTCGCCACGGCTCCCGTCCTCGTCGGCGGATACCTGCTCCCACCCCTGGCGACTGCGCCTTCCGTCCCGGCCATGCCGTTCGCTTCGCCACACGAGCAGACGTCTGGGTTCACGGGTGCGCTGCCGTCGTCGTCCGGCTGCACCTTCGCCAGCGTGACCGCCGCCGCGGTCCCCTACCTGGCGATCGGGCGGGCGTGATGAGCGTGACCGGATACTACGAGCGCCAGGATGACGAGGGCGTCTTCGAGCGGCTGGACCGCTCGGGGCTGTGGGCTGGCCGCCCGCTCGCGTTCGTGCGAGACGCGACCGCCGAGGAACTCGCGGCTATGGACGCCGACGATGCGCGGTCATTGGAGTTCGCCGCCGTCCACGCCCACCGCGACGCCCTCGCCGCCGCCCGCGCGATCCTGCTCGACTACCGCTTCGGCGCACCCGGCACCCCCTCGTTCCCCGAGGTGCTCTCACCCGTCCAGACCGCCGTGCTCGACTACCGCGACTCCGGCATCCGCGACCCCGAGTGCGACGAGCACATCATGTGGATCAACGCCCGCGTCAACGAGATCAACGCCGCCGCGCTCTACGGCGCCGGGGTGCTGCGATGACCGGACAGCGCACCGGCCTGCCCTGGTGGGCGTGGCCCGCCTACCTGCTCGCCGTCATCGCCGGGTTCGCCGCGCTCGAAGGCCGCTCCCTGACCAACGGCGTCGAAGGCGACACCCTCTCCGAGCGCACCCGCTCCTGGATCGGGATGCACTCCACCAACCGCGCCGTCCGCGTCGGAGGGGCAGCCGCGTTCGCCGCCGTGCTCTACGGGCTGCTCGCGTGGTTCGGGCCGCACATCCTCGGAGGGTGACGCCGTGGCCGTGCTGACGTGGGACAACGCGCAGCCGTGGGACTCGGCCCGGACGTGGGACGGGTTCTTCGACGACGGGCCGCCGGCGGTCCTCGAGTACGGCCGCGCACGCGGCGCCCTCATCGCCGGTCCCGCCGTCCGCAGCGGTGCGACCACGCCAGCATCCCGAGCCACCCTCGGCACCGTCACCGGGCCACGAGCGTCAGGAGGACCGACGTGACG